ACCAGACACACTGATGTTGTTATCAAAGGTCAGCAAAACAGTGCCACTGGCTGTTGCCGCCAAACTTAAAACCACCGTCCATACGCTTGCCACCAAAGATGCTGAAACAATGGTTGTGCCTGCTTGTATGCCTGTTCCATAGACCGATACACCAGCACCCATTGCCACATTGGTTGCGGCAAAAGTCACGCTTGTTGACGTGTTGGTGGTTGTGCCAGTTGCAGTAAACACACCTACAGGAGTCAATGTAGTTCCTGTGAGCGATCCAAGAAGGGGTCTAGTATTGACTGTGTTGTCAATGTTTGTTAGGTTGAGGCCGGGGTGTCCAATCAAATTTAGGATGCCAGTTCCATACGGGTCATAACCAACATCGAATTGCCACAGCGTGTTTGAATTTGCTTGGTAGTAATTGCTGGATGGGGCCACATTCACTCCGTAGTAAGTCACCGAGTTGATGGTGCCTTGGAAAGATGTGATGGGGTTAAAGGTCAATCCTGTTGTGCTTCCAGCCGTGGTAGTGATGGCGGCACCACCTACTGAAGCAGATAAGGTAAAAGTGGTTGTTCCGCCAACCTTGACATAGTAGGTGCCCGGCCCGATGCCCGTGGCAGTTCCTGTCAATGTGCCCGTGACAACAATTGATTGATTTACCGCAAGAGTAATGGTGCTTGCACAAGAGAACTGACCAGCAGTTCCAGTCACAGCAACGGTTGATAAGGCATTGCCACCTATACTGGCGTTGGTGAAGGCAAAGGTATCTCCATATCCATAACCTGTGCCATTTGCTGTTGCTGTAATGGTTGTTACGACGTTTCCAGACACCACAACAGTGAATGTGGCTCCTGTTCCATTACCACTGGTAGTTACAGGTGATACGACCGTGTAGGTGCCATCTACATAACCTAGCCCGGCACTGGTTATTGCATAGGTTGTAATGCTACCGATCACATAAATTTGTTGTGGGCCTGTGCCAATCGCTTGATCATTGGCAATTGCCCATCGTTGAATGCTACTGGCAAAACCAGATATCACATATGTAATACCGCTTTGGGATTGATTGATCATCCCTCTACTGATTTCAGGCGCATTCAAGAAGGCTCCCGTGTAGCCCCCCATTTTTCTTGGGCGACCATACTGGAATCTCACCCATTGCCCATCTCGATAGGAGGGGGCGGCAAATTCGGTTCCATCGCGCTGAATGCCAGACTTTACCTGTAGGACGGCAACTTTTTGAGTTGTCATTAAAACGCTCCAGCACTGATGCCCACAGGCATAACAAGACCGCTTGCCGTGAGCGTGCCTGCATTAACACCAGCTATTGCAAAGCCCAATTGTCCAGAAGCAACCAAGTACACGCCAGTCGTTAAGTCACTTTGAAAAGTAATTGATGGGTTTGATGCAGATCCATTACTTACCGACAAAGTGGCAATGTAGCTTGATGTCGCAGAGTTGGCGTTGTAAAGATTGGTTCCATCACTGATTGCAATGATTGTTTGATTGGCGGGTACGGTCAGTGTAGTACCTAGTGCACCTGTACCTGAATTGTTTGTGATGCCAAAAGTCAGTGTGTTTGACCCTGTAGTGATGTTTCTCAATGAATACAACTGCACAGTTTGCGGCAACAGAACTGTCAGATTAAGCCCAAGAACACCTTGATATTGTTGGATCACACTCTTTGCATTTGCTTGAGATACAAGGAATGGTGATGACACTATTGAGTCTACTGGCGCAACATATTGCGTGTAGTTAAACACATTGGTCTGCGCCAATGCATAAGTGAACCAGTTATATCCGTCTGTCACGAACACGCTTGAATTGGCAATCTGAATCTGAACCGATGCTGTGCCNCCTGTTGGCGAGCTTCCTGAGGACAGCGGATCAATCTTGATGGCTCCGCCAGATACAGCCACTGTCAAGATGCCTGTGCCGTTGTTTTTGACAATCACAAACCATCCTGCTCCCACACCGCCTGTGCTGGCAATTGGATTTGGCAAAGTCGCAGTACCCACTCCACCAGCCCATGTATATAGGTCTGCCCTGTCCGAAGCAATGAATGTGTAGTCAGATGAAAAGTTGGAGACTGGAATCTCTTCATTCAACGTATTGCTGATTGCAATAAGACCAGAGCCAGCCAACGTTGCCGCGCTCGCTGATGAAGTACCAATACCCATGGCAACGTTTGACCATGTGCCATCTGTCGTTGAGTTGTTGGTTAAGTAGATGTAGTAAGTGTTGGATACCGTGCTTGATGCCGATATGGGGATGTTGACAATGACGGTATTTGCCGTGCTGGTGACGACATTGAATGCGTAATTGCCACCAGAGCCAATGTTGCGGATGATGATTGCTTGACCAGTAGATACTTGAGTTGCCTCAGGCAAGATCAACTTCAAGTTCGCCGCAGTAGCAGTAACCTCAATGATGTTGGCGACAACATTGCTAGAAGTGGTGCCGTTGACGGGCCAAGTCAGCGTAGTGTCTGAACTGATCGTCAGACTTTCGTACCCCACTTGTGAGGGGCTGATTGTCTGTCCTGTGTATGGATTTACATATGAAGTCATGATTAGCTGTCCACGGCAATGGTTTGTCGATCTGCAACTCTAGAAACATCTTCAGTCTTCAGAGACTTTATTGCCTCAGCATACTTCTGTTGGAAGATCTGTCGTTGGTCGTTTTTAAGGAAAGGCATAGCTTGCAACAAGGTGCCATACAGCATGGCATTTGGCGCATTCTGGGTCAGCCAGTTGGTTTGGTTTGCTGAACTAAGCGGCTGGATGCGCTCGTAATACAGCACCTCAAATACATATGCTTGGTCAGGTGTTGGAGAGATGAACCACCAGTCCCAGCTTGTGTCCGAGTAATACAGAGGAGCGCCAGTGGTTGCGCTGGATTGTGAGTAGTTGATCAGGTACTCATACTTGCGGAGCAAGACGGGATTTTTGTTTCCGTCGGCATCGGTGTAGTTCATGGAAACCGTTTTGCGCCAGCGTGCAGGCTTTGCTAAGTTGGGACTGCTCGCCGTCATGGTGGACTCAACAATCTGAAGTTGCCCCAAGGTTTTAATCTCTTGAGCAATTTCAAACTCAGCCAGAGTGATGAATGTGGGGACAGCGTTAATCGTCGCTTGATCAGAACGCTCCAGATATTGCAGAACGTAGTAATTCAAGCTGTCATAAGTCATGACCCATGATGGTGTATTGCTCATGTTTTCCCCATTGTTGTCCTCATTTTCCCATCATGGCGGCATTCCTACAAGTCAGGCATAGGCTCTGGTGCCCGATTTGTCAATGATGAGCGCCATGTTGCGGGGCTCGGCATCTTCCACATTGGGGATAGACAGATGCGTCCACCTGTCGAATTCTCTTATGCACTGGTCATATTCAAGATCTGAGGCCATGATGGCTTGGACAACCTCGTCTGGAGTCATGCCGGGGACGCGAAAATCACAGGCCGTCCCAAGCCGATGTTGGGATCGGTCACTGGAACCCACTGCCCGGTTCACGTCAGCACTTCTAAACGCACTATTCACAATAATTGGCTTGCCACCCAGCACCTCCTTGACCTGCTCCAGAAAAGCCGCCAAACGCACCAGATTCGCCATTTCAGCGTCGTTGGGGGTATTGTCAAACTCTCGGTGGTCTGTGAAGGTTAACTCTTCGTAAGTAAAGTGTTCGCTCAGGTTCATGGTTTGCTCCTTAGGGCTTCACGGGCTTCGTTGTAGAGGGCGACGCAGGTTGCAAGCTTGCGGATGGCGGCATCTCCTTCGCTGGTGAGGGCGATAAGAGCTTTAGAAGTCTCTCCGTCAAGTTCGGCTGTAGCGGTTCCGAGGTTAGCTCCACTGGTAGTGGCGGTATCTGCGGAGGTTGGTACGGGGCAGTCGGAGGCTTTGACAGCAACCCGCAACTTGAGCATGCCAGACTCAATATCAGCATTGTGCTTTTGCTGTAGAAGTTTTGCATCTTGATTCGCTTTCTGAAGTTGTGTGGCTTGGGTATTCACGGCAGACACCAGTGCCTGCTCCTTCTGTCTGGCTTCGTCGTTGAGCTTGGCGATCTCCATCTGCTGGCGGGTCATCTCATCTTTTCCGCCTTTCCAGTAGCCCCCAGAAAAGGCAGAAAGCACCGCTAAAGCAATGCCAAGCAGGACGTATGGATTAAATAGGCTTGGCATCATCAGCTTTCATCATTGCGTCGGTTTTGTCCTTGCTCGACTTGCTTGAGCCGTAGAAGAACGAAATTATTGTGGCAACTGCCGTACCCAACAAAAAGCCAAGGATGATATTTGCAAAGTCCCGTCCACCTTCAGGCAACGGTGTAAACGTCACGCAGAAAAAGTAGATGACTGAGGTCACAGACCAAAACCAAGCAAAGTAGTAAATGAAGTGCTTGGCGGTTATGTCATTCGGATCTATCGGGGTTTGCATCTCGTCTTTCCTTTTCGATTTCACGTCGAAGCTTTTCAATCTTTTCAACTTGCGCTTTGACTTCGTGTTTGGCTTCCAAGATATCCATGAACAGCATTGC